TGAGTGAAGAAACAGCGAAGCAAATTATGATTGGTCACAGAATCACATCACCATTACTTTTTGGTATTCGTGATAATGGTGGATTTGGTAGCAACAAAGATGAAATGATTGTTGCTTTAGACATCTTCAATCATCAAGTAATTCAACCATATCAACGTTTAATAACAGATGTGTTCACACCAATACTTGGTGATATTGAAATTGCACTTAATTCACCATTTGAAATTGTTGAAACTGCAATGCCAACTGAATCGATTGTTATTGATACACCGGTTGAACAACCAACAACAACTGATGTTTCAACAGAAGTAAAAGTTTCAGATGTAACATATAACGGTGCACAAATTTCATCTGCAATTGATATTGTTTCGAAAGTGAAAGAAGGAATTTTGACACAAGAACAAGCGATTGTTTTCTTGGTTCAGTTCTTACAATTAGATGTTGAAGTTGCGAAATCAATGTTCGCAGTTGGTGGTGATGCGATTGCTAAATTGAGCAGTCAAAAAAAAAAAGTAAAGAAAAATAAATCAGAACCAAAACTAATTAATGGTGTACCTGCGCATATTAGTGATGAAGATTCTGATGCGTGGTTAAAACATCTTGCAGATAAAGCAGAATATGTTGACGAAGAAGAATGGGAATGCATATCAGATGAAGAAGTAACAGACCCACACAACGAAGAAGCATATCGCAAAGAGTATATGTCGCTACGTTCATACGCAAACCCGAATGAGCGTTCAGATGAAACCGATAAAGGTCTGTATAAAATCCGTTATTACTATTCTAAAAATCTAACGTGGCGCGATGGCGAAATGGTAACGCGTGACTTTTGTCGCGAGATGGTTTCGCTTTCAAAAGCAGGTGCAGTTTATCGTTATGAAGATATCATTGCAATGGAAGGTGAAAATTCGCAGTTCGCACCCGCAGGTTCGAATGGGTATTCCATATGGTATTGGAAAGGCGGTTGCTATTGCCATCATAAGTTCTTTAGAAAAATATATTTTAGAAAAAGAAAAGGTGGTCAGTTCTTACCAAACAAAGGTCTTGCAAATGATAGCGTGGTAAAAGACAATGTTGATAGCTTAAAACCAAAAGGTGTTGAAGCAATAAGACCAATTGATACACCATCACGCGGTTCACTTAAATACAAATAAAAATAATATGGCACTACAACCAGAAGTTCTTTTAGTAGACGAAAATTATATCAAAAAATACACGTGGGTGAATGGTTCGGTTGATCCATTACTTATGTATCCAGCAATTTATTTAGCGCAAGATGAACACTTGCAACAATATCTCGGAACAGATTTATATAACAAGATAAAAAGTGATGTTGCGAATAATACAATTAGCGGTAATTACTTGACGTTGCTCGACAACTGGGTGCGCAGAATGGTGTGTTGGTGGGCAATGTATGAGATGCTTCCGCACTTATATATGAAAACAGATAATGGTTCGTTGGTGATTCGCACAAGTGAAGATTCACAACCAATAACACAAGATGATTTGCAAAATTATCGTGAACAATCACGTCAAAAAGCAATGTTCTATACTGCGCGTATGGTTGATTACTTGTGTGATAACACTTCTTTATTTCCCGAATATTCAACGAACACGCAGAATCAATTGTATTCAGATACAGATGTTTATCCATCAAACAATTTTGAAATCTCAATGGGAAGTGATAGGTATGTGAAAGGGCAGTACAAACGCGGTTGGTTAGATTCTTACTTTCAATAAATAAATATGTCAAGGGGAAGAAAAAAAGATTTAGAAAAACAACAAGTGTACTTTGAAAAGTTGAAGAAGTACATAAAGAAAAAAGAACAACAAGTAAAAAGATTGCAAAATGGTCAAGCCAACAATTAAACAACTGCAAGAAGAATTCGCTAAACACAAATATGATTTCGCAATGAAATTTCATTTGGTTGGTATACGTTCACGCGCTAATGTTCCAAACCGATTCGATGATTTAGTTGGTGTGATTAAAGACGATGAAGTGTATTGGTTTACTGCAACTACAAATGCAGGTCGACATTGGTTGTTAAATCTGATGAACCCAAAAGGCACTGCGATGGTTGTACCTAAGCAGTATAAAAATTCGTGGGTGTTAGGATATCACAAAGGGCAGTATAAAGCATTAACCCAATACGCACCAATTGATGTTTATCGCGATTCAAATAAGAACGAAATAGCTGAAGTAACAACCAACATTGAACGTGGTATTTTTGGAATTAACATTCATCGCGCAAATCCAAATGCAATAAGTACACTTGTTGAAAAATGGAGTGCAGGTTGTCAAGTATTGAATAACCCACAAGAATTTGCACAACTGATTTCTATGTGCGAAGCAAGTGGTAACAAGTTTTTCACGTATACTTTATTCAACGAATGGTTATGAGCCACGAAAACGAAACACATTTGATACACGAAGAAATACAATTGCTTAATCGCAAAATTGATAGAGTGTTATTAACGTTAATTGGTGACGATGAAATGTTGCAAGAAGGTCTTGTAAAAAAAGTTGAACGTCACGAACGTTACATTCAAAATCAAAGATTGCAAGTTGCAAAGTTTACTGGCATTGCAACGGGTATGGGCATCGTTGGTGGTTTCATTGTTGAATTGCTGATGAAGTTATTATGAAGGAATGGATTAACAATTTATTTAGTTATTCAAAAAGTGTTAGCAGTAAGAGAGTTACTGCTATTTTTATTGTAATTAATTTGATTGTATTGGCATACGTTGGAACATTCACCAGTTACATCGCACCACAATTTATGTATGATGCATTAGCAATTGTTGCAGGTGGTGTTTTAAGTACAACCGTTGTTGAAGCATTCACAAATAAAACGAATGGGACATCCAAAAACACAAGCGCATCTAATGGCGAAGAAAGTGTGTGAGCAGTTTGCAAATACACCATCACTAACACTTGCTAAAAAACTATTTGCAGAACACCCCGAAGTTTACACAGATGTTGAACACGCACGTTCACACATAAGAAAACTACGTGGTAAGACTGGCGTTGCGAATAGAAATAAAACAAAAGATAAAGCATTGTTTGAAGACAAACCACGCGCGTTAAATCCATTCAAATTACCAAAATCATACGCGAAGAAACGTCAACACATTGATGTGAAAGGTTCGAAGATTCTTGTATTGAGTGATGTACATATTCCATATCACGACATCGAAGCATTAACACTTGCCATTGATACTGGTATACAAGAACAATGCGATACAATTATTTTGAACGGTGATGCGCTCGATTGCCATATGATTAGTGACTTCGTGAAAGACCCGAAGAAAAGAAAATTCAGCGAAGAACTTTATGCGATGCGAACGTTTTTGTTTGAATTACGTCAAGCATTTCCGAACGCGAATATATATTACAAAGAAGGCAATCACGAAGAACGTTATTGGCGTTATATGCGTGTGAAAGCACCAGAATTATTTGATATTGATGCGTTGGATTTTCCAACGTTAACACATTGCGACAAGAACAGAATTATTTGGATCGATGGAAAAAGTAAATTGAATGTCGGTGGTTTGAGCATATTTCACGGACACGAATTCGGTAAGCAATTTATACCATCAGTAAACGTTGCACGTGGTCTTTATATGAAGGCAAAAGCGACTGCAATGTGTGGACATCATCATCAAACAGCAGAACATTCAGAGCGCGATATTAATGGTAAGATAATAACGTGTTGGGGTGTTGGTTGCTTATCTGAATTATCACCAGATTACAACCCATATTCAAAGTATAATCACGGATTCGCAATTATCACACGTGGTAATGGTAAAGATTTTCACGTTAAAAATTATCGTATTCACAATGGTCGATTGTTATGAAAGATATTTATACAACACTTGCAGTTTTATTTGTTTGGTGTGCGTTCACTTTGTACATCTTGAATAAAAAACAAACACCAGTTATGAATAACACAAAAGAAATTCAGCGCATCGATAGTACGTTAAATGCAAACGCAGGTGAATTAAAACAATACAAATTACAACACCAAGAACTTCAAAAACAATTGTATGAAATCGATAATAAAAAAGCAGAGCGCACGAATAAATACTACATTGATTTTAATCGCATCAATAGTATTACTAATGTTGACGAACACGCAATCGATAGCGTGTGGTACTATCTCGAACAACTTGATAAGCAACGATACTTTAACCCCACAACAATTCCAGTTGATTAATAAATTAATCTTGAGCGAACGTTACTTTCGTGACTTATCAGAAATTCACGAACAAAAAATACGTTTGTTAGAAAAAGATATTCAATTGTATTCGAAATCAATTGACAAGTATAACGTCAATGAAAAAGAATTCAGAAATAAAATCGAGTTATTAGAAAAAGATAAACAAGATTTACAACACAAGAATGATAAGTTAACAAAACAAAAAAAGCATCGTACTGATGCTTTCTTAATCGCAACTGGTGTTGCAATTATTGAAGGTCTTTTGATTGTTCTTCTATCAAAGTAAACTTCAATTTATCGAATTCTTGAATTAGTTTTTTGGTGTAAAGCGAAGCATCTAAAAGTTCTTCATACAAATGTTGTAGCCATTCGTGATGCGACAAATCTTTGCGATCCATCGTTGTGTTGTACGTTTCGATTCCTTTTTGCTCACGCAGTTTTAAATCATCAATGACTGACGTGAGTAGATTACTTTTCTTCATTCGGCTTACTCATCATTGAACCTATCATTAACGCGAGATATATTTTCTCTTTCGCGTTCAAGTCTTTGCGCTGTGAAAGTTCCAAAAGAATGTCTCCTAGAATCTTTCCTTGTTGAAAGTAGTTCGCGAGTGAATTAACAATTTCGCGTTCGCGCTCGTAAGTCATTTTCAAAGACTCGTATAGTGCTTTTTGTTTCATAATTTTTTATTTATTTACCCATAATTTTAATTAATTAGTTCTAACTCAGACTCAAACCATTTACCACCTTCCGTATCTTCCATACATATTCCTTCTAGTTTAATAGCTAAAAAAGCAGGTGCAACAAATGAATATACTGTTTCAATAGTTACTTCTTTTCCTTTTAGATTTAACTTATCAGGATTACCCGAAATAGGATTTTCTACAATACATTTATCACCTGCTTTTATCCCTTTGTTTCCAATAGGAATAATTTTCATATTAAATTCCTCCATTCTCTTAATTGTTTTCTATTTTTAGTATATAATAAATATCTTCCTCTTTCAGATACAATATGATGGTTATCTCCAAACATAAAATCATTAATCATTCGAAAAGGTTCTTTAAAAATAACCCAAAATAATCTTACCATCCCATGTAAGTTTTAATTCCGTACCGTTGATTAAAGCGTAACTTCAAAAATTTATCTACCAATTTATCTCCTTTACTATTATTACAAGCATGACATAAAGTAGTAAGATTCCATTTATCATTTTTACCCCCTTCACAAACAGGAAGCAAATGGTCTATGGTTAAATTATCTGTATCGCCACATTGTGTACACCTATTACAGTCACGTTGTAATATTGCTTTACGTTTAGCTCTAGTTATAACATGAGATTTAGATTGACGTACTACATTCTTACAAGTAAAATCACAGCCAACACAAGGTATAGTGTATGCTTGAGCTATACCTGTCTTTTCACAGAACCATTGGTGTTTAAATAATTTCATTTTTTACCATTTCTTTTTTAAGTGATTTCTTCGGCATTCAGTTCCAATTGTGTTGTAAGTGTTTTCGTGAAGTTCTTCAATCTTTGTATAAGTTGAAGCGTAGACATTACCGCCTGTTGCTGACCTAATCAAGTAGCGGTTAAAACAATCGTCCCACGCTAAGTGTCCGCATTGACCTCGTTCGTTCTGAACGTAGTCGCCTAAACTCAAAGCGACTTGTGTTTTCGAGCATTTAATTGGTGTGTAGTTATTTACTTGTTTCATTTTTTTAATCTTTTTTCTTATTGACAAAAAACACAACTTTCATCACTTTCTGTCAATAAGATAAGGTAATAATTTTTTTCATTTCTTTTGTTGTTTTTTTATACAATGCTTGTCACAAAAATTTACTATATATGTGACAAATGTGCTTTTTAACATCTAATTGATATATACCCGAATGGGTATTGGTCATATTATACGCATAGGATAACATACCTTATAAGGTATAAAATCACAGTATAGCATGACTTTTAAAACCATAAGTCAAGATATGTGTTGTATTGTACATTTATTCGTCATTAAACGTGTTTTACTTTTCATCTTCACCTCCGTATAATTTATCATAAAATTCCTCAGCCGTTAATATTATGGTGTGATTTGCAAACGCATCAACTTCATGTTGATATAATAAACCTTCAAAATTAAGCACCTGCTCCTTCTCCATTTGCTTGGCTTGCTTGAAAATCTCATTGACCTGCTCCCACAATTCAGGAGTTATGTCGTGGAATATCATATTTAGTTCAAGTCCTAACCATTCAACCGCAGTTTGTTTCTTTTCCATAGTTATTTAGTTTTTAGTTTGTTTATATTTCACGCAGGTAATCATTATTTACAATCCATTCAGTAACTTCGGGTAATTTGTGATACTGGCAATGCGCAAGTTGTTTTGTTAGTTCATCAAGTATCATTGTTATTTCTTCCATCTGCACACCTTTCGTGTCCCAAAACGCTTTGATAACAACGTTGTGTTCGGTTAGAATCGTGCGCACTAATGATTGTAGTGATTGTTTCGTGCGATGCTTGTTGAACCATCTAATGTTTTCAACTTCATCACAAGCGTAGATTGCTACCTGCAACCACATCAGCAAGTTAATTACTCTTAATTTTTCTTCGTCTGTTTGCATTGTTTTTTTTTTATTTAGTTTTCTTCGTTGTGTTTCTTTTCAAGAATAGCACCTGCGCAAAATGACAAGTACATTTTTTCTTTTGACGTTAGATTTTTTGACTTGTGAAATTCAGTAAGAATATCACCAATTTGTTTTTGTTGTTGCACTAATGTCGATAGCATTGTGATAAGGAAGCGTTCGCGTTCTTGCGTTATTCCCATTGTTTCGTAAATATATTTCATTGTGTGAATTTAGTTTATTTTTTTTAACCTACAACATATTGTCCATAAGATGGATTTAATTCAAAGAACATTCGCATCATAATCGCATCAGCGAAATCGGGTGAAATTCCTTCGCGTAATTTGATTTGTTCTTTTGGTGTGACTTGCAACTTACCATCTACATCAGCGCGATGACGTTTAATCATTTCCAGTTCTTTAACAATTTGTTCTTTGTGCGAATTTACTAAACACGTTAAGTGATTTTGCTCAATGAATTGCGCTAATAAATAATAGCATTCAGATTTCAGATTTTGATATTGTGGTTGCTTTGCTTTCGATCCATTCACGAATCCGCGACATTTCAGAAAATCCACCACTCCACCACCAACACCATCTTCATCACATACTATGTTTTGCAATAACACGTTGTTATTCTTCGCAATGGTGCGTATTTCATTGACAACTTCATCAACTGATGCACGATGCAATACTTTGATTTCAGTTAACGTTAATCCATTCCACACGCAAATGATTGTACGGTCTTTTCCGAATCGGGCAATGTCTGAAGTGATGTACTTGTTGCCTTCCAACAATTCATTGCGGAACATTCGTAACAAATTATCAGTTGCAAATAACTTGTCACTATCATCATCAAATTCCCAATTGCCTTCAAGCAAACGCTTTCTATCGTATTCGGGCAATCGTCTTAAAGATTCAATGTATGCTTGTGGTAAGTGTGGGTTATCAGTTGGCAATGCTTGAACAAATGCACGGTGAACTGGTAATTCGTTGTTGCGATACTTCAAATAAAATTCATTATACAACCAACCTTTCGATGGATTGCAAGACAAGAAACCTTTAGGTATTAAATTAAATTCATTCAACTTGTATCTACATCTTGAATGAACAATGTTAACTGCCTTTTCAGTTACCTCTGCAACTTCATCAATAAAGTAATCTGTAATTTCAAGCGACCCTAATGAATCGAAATTTGGATTTGATGGGTATGCAAACAAATCTTTTAATACAATTTCACTTCCATTAAAAAATGTAATCACATTCGTTTGACCATTATACGTATAATGCTTATCTGCAAGTAAACCAAAATCTGCACACGTTTCAAAGAATGTGTTGAGCGTTGTTTTTTTTAGCGTATCTAATTTGCTTCGACCAATAAGTGAACGTGTACCGGCATACTTCAATCGTCTTTGTATTTGCCACATACAACCAAACCTTGTTTTACCACCACCTGCACCACCACCATACAACACTTGTTCAACTGGTGAATCCGTTGCAAGATGCATCAATGCTTCGACTTGGCGTTGTAAATATTGTGGTTTGTACTGATTCATTAAAATAAACTTAATTGTAAATTACTTTTATCAAACAAATCAGAACGCAACATTTCTAAAATAGCATCGTATTTTTTTAAATCGTTATTCGCATTTATTTGATCCACAAGAAGTTTTAAACCTGCATCAAACGCTTGTTGTTCTGTTTCAAAAACATTGTGTTGTGCGTGACCAATTAATGGTTGTGACCAACCTTGATTACAACCAACAAAACTAATTGAATAAGACCATTTGCCATTATCAACAATTGCAGTATTAATTGTTGCAGTATATTTTTTTAAACATTTATATGTCATAGTGTTTGGATTATCGCACACATTATGTTCGTTATAATAAAACTGCTTCATTGCTTACTCAAATATATTTTATACAATTCGCGCAGACCTTGAATGCGTATGTAATCACGCACCTTTTCTTTTTTGCCTTCAACCATTCGGTCATATTTAGCTTGTGACATTTGCAAATCAGAAAATACAATTCGCTTTGCTTCAAATTTCGCTTTACGATATTCTTCATCAGAAAAAAAATCGTGTGCAATTCTTCCGCTTGTTTCAAGCCATTCCAACATAATAGAACCACGCATATCAATTACTGTGAACTTCTTTTTCTTGTATGCATCGATGTCTTCACGCAATGAATTCAACCAATCTTCTTCATTCACAACTGGTGCAATTTGTTTCTTTGATTCATTGACTTCACGTTGCCATTCCAAATTCGCTTTGTCTCGCAATGGTTTATAACACGTCAAGACATCACCTAAAAATGTAACGGTGAGCGCACCAAATGGTTCAATCTTTTTTTCTAACTGATTAGATGCATTGAGTTCAAACGCGATGTTCCAATGTTCAAAAGTGCACCACGCATAATGCTTATCAATGAAATCTTTGAGCAGTTGTAATAATTGCGCTTCTGGGAGTTGCAAACCATACATAGCACACAACTTCGCGCATAGTTTTACGAATGTAGGTAAATCGTGTTTGCTAATAAATTCACTTTGACGTTCTGCAATTGTGATTCTATCCGATGTTCTGTGCATCACGGAAGATGCGTTCGGCATTCGTTGAATTGAATTTTCCATTTGTAATTGTTGCATTTGTTTGTTTATTAAATTGTTCTATGTTCCATTTTCTTACCGATGCTTTCCAATCTTTCATCGCATTCCTTCCAACCTTCCAACCATTTGCTTCGTAATGCGCTACAAATTTTTCTGCGAATACTTCAGCATCAGATCCACACAACTTTTGTAAATCATTGCAAATGTAAAGTACAACTTCAGATTGTGTTGGTGGTTGAAATCGTTTTGATGGTTCACGTTGTTTCAATCGTTTTTCAATAGCATCAATTTGTTCTTGTTGTTCTTTGATGCGCAGTTCTAACGCATCAATTTTTTTCATTAAAAAATAACCATTCATTGTTTTTGTTTTTTTGTTTTTTGTCTTTCGATTTCTTTCGTAAAAGTACGGTAAAATTCTTGTGCCTGTGTAAAACCTGCGTTTGCAATTGCATCGCATATGCATTCAACATCAGCGCGAAAAGTTTTATCGAATTGCATAATAGCACTAACTTGTCTGATTCCGTGTAAACACGTTGCGTGGTCTTTGTAGTAACGATTCGCAATCGCTTGTAAACTAATGCGACAAGTGTTATACATTATCCACCAAATGATTTGACGTGATTGTGCGACTTCACGAATACGTGTTTTGTTGTACAATTCAACTGAATTGATTCCCATCTGCGAACACACTTTGTCTTCAACGCATAACCAAAATCTATCACGTTCATTTGCGATTTCACGTTGCACTTCAATTTGTTCTGCTGATGGTGTTACTACGTTAGGCACAACCAGTTCCCACAATTGGTTAAAACGCTTGTAATGTGTTGGTGGAATCATATCAATGATTTCATTCTTAATTGCTCGTATTGCCCTTGTATCACTCATTTCCTTCGTGTTTAATTGTTATGTCTATTGTCATGGCTTTCCAAACATCTTCACGTTTCATTTCTAAAAAGTTACAGATGCGATTGAAATCTTCGATGCGCATTCGCGTTGGATGTTTTAAGTATAAGCGAACGGTTGGTTCGCTTACACTCAAAACTTTTTTGAACTTATTAATAGTACCAAAATTCTTTTTCACGAAACTTGCGAATGGTGTATTGTATCGTTCAACTATCATTTTTTTCTAAACATTTTTTTTGCAACTTGTTCTTTCTTTTTATTACTGGTGTAATTGTAACCACGTAGTTCTGCATTTTCTTCTTTTACTTTACGTGCACAACGTGTAATGTTATCAGCGCAACTTAATGCACCACGTTGATATTCGTATGCGAAATCTTCTGATAGTTTTTTAACACGCATTTCTTTTTTCCAAACTGCGATACATAATTTTCTGTTGTTATCGCGTAATGCTGGTCTTGTTGTCAGAAGTGTTTTTACTTCTTGTGTTAGATTGATTAACTTTTTCATATTGTTTTTTTTAGAAAGGAATTTCATCAGTTGTTGATTTTGTTGTTGTTGTGTTCAAGCCATTCATTATGAAGTGTTCGAACGCTGATGCGATTGTTAGAACGTCTAATTCACTTGAACCATCTTTACTTACAGCCCAATTAACTGCATTTGTCAACGCGTTCATTCGTGCAATTCGTGATTGTTCTTCTGGTGATTTTGCAAATGATTTAAAACCACCATTACCACCATTACTACTACCACCAGTTGCAGATGTTGGATTGTAAACCGCTTTCACCTTGTGACCTTTTCCCATTGGTGAGATTTCGTATTCAACTTCTTTTCCGATTGGAAAGTTCTTTTGAATAGTTGATTCTTCTTTGCAAAAGCAAGTACCCGAATCATTGTTTTCAAATTCTACTTCGAATTTGAACATACCGTTCCAAGTTCCCGCGCTTTGAACGTGTTTAACCACACTTTTTTTTGTCATTGTATTTAGATTTAATTGTTTACTTTTTTGTTCTTTTATTGCTTTTAATTCTTCACGTTCTTCGTGTAAGTACATTTCGTCAATCCATTGCGCCATATCACAAATGTATTAAAACGTCTTTGTGTAAATTTACATCGAATGATGCAGATGGTTCGTAGTAGTCATCGAAATCGAATCCTTCAGACATACGTGCCTTTGTCCATTGACTAACTTCAGATTCCGTTCCATAGCAAAGATAATAATCTGATGTTCTGCGTGAATGAACGATAATGTTTTCACCGCTATTACCAGTACCAATTTCTGAATTACTGATGATTAATCTGCGTGGTGATTTGAACACAACGAATGTGTACTTTTTTTCTTCTTCTTGTTGCATTGTTTTTTATTTTAAAAGTTAATAGGTAAAAAATCTTTTCTTTCAAATCGCGTGTGAAACCAATCTGTGTTTAATCCCCACCAAACTGGTTCATTGTACGATATCAATTCAGCATCTAAACATTCGTAGTGATCCACCCCATCGTGTTCAGACCATTCACCATACGTACGTAGTTTGTAAAGTTTTCCATCAATGGGAACTGGTGTTACAATTACTTGTTTGAATTCGTTTTCAAGTGTACACAATTTAATGTGCGCGAAGAATGATTTACGAATTGTTGTTAGTTGTTCGTGAGTTAACGCGATGTCCTGCGCTACTCCAGTTAAGTTAAGTGTTTGCATTTATGTTATTTTTTAAGTTACAAATATGGTTCAATTATGCTGTCATTCCAACGCATTTCTGAAATCTTTTTTTGCTTAACAATGTTATTGCTGATTTCGTTGTGCGTTAACTTGTATGCATCTGCTGAAGATTTAACACAAACAAATTTACGATTCTTTGTCGAATTTGCTTGTAATAAATTTGTGCAATAAGGATTCAAGTTTGTCAATTTGACTGGTGTGAAATTCGTCAAGTGTTTCGTTACCACAACGCTTGTCTGAATACAAATTTTGCGTAGTGATAATAGCGTTGTAGATAGTGTTTCGTTCTTCATCTGTTAATTTGATTGTTTTAGTTGTTTTCATTGTTTTCAATTGTTACTGATTCGTGTCGCTTTTCGAATTCATATTCATCGTTACCAATTATTCCCATCGCGATGAATAGCAGGATTGCACCTATTATGTATTTAAGTTCTTTGCTCATTTGATTGCGTTTACTATGATTAATGTTTCAGGTTTGTTGCCTTCCGAATACGCTTCTGTATAAAGGTCATTGATTTCAAGATTCTTTTCAGATGCGTGGCGAATCATACAATCAACTGCTTCTTTTTCAGTTGCGAATGTGAATTCGTTTACTTCGATTCCGTTGTGGTAAAATGTTACTGTGTTCATCTTGTTTTGTTTTTTGTTTGTTTATATTTGTTTGATGGAGCAAATATACAACTACATTTTGAATTACCAAATTTTTTTTCACTTTTTTTAATCTTTTTTTTCTGACTACTATCTAACTTACTGAAAATGAACACAAAAACTTTTAGCAGAAAACCTAAAAAAACATACAAAAAGAATGCATTGAACGTAAATTCTGAAGCATACCAACAACAATTGGTCATTCAATTCATTCGTTCTACGTATCCAAACGCATTGTACTGCGCAAGTGCTGGTGGTATGCGAACCAGTTACTTACAAGCGGTTAAGATGAAACGTACTGGTTACGTTAAAGGATTCCCCGATTTGTTTATATACGAACCACGTGGATCGTATCACGGTCTTGCAATAGAAATGAAGAAAGAAAAAGGTGGTGCAATATCAAGTGAACAAAAGTGGTGGCGCGATGAATTAAGAAATAGAAATTACGATTCGTATATTTGTAAAGGTAGTAATGAAGCAATTGAAATAATAAAGAAGTATCTTGACACTTGACGCATACATAAACAAGAATTACACGCATCTTAAAAAGATTGCGCACAACATAGCACGTGGTCAAGATTATTACGAAGATTTGCTACACGATGCAATTATCAGCGCAGTAAAATCAAAACACATTGATAACTTATTGCAGAACGAAGAATTTGAGTTCTACATAATACGCGTGATGTATTTGTCGATTAATTCACCATCATCACCATTCTACAAATTGCACATCGAATACAAACGCAACAAACGTGATTTCGTTGACAAGAATTACGAAGAAGACAAAACGTGGTTAGGTGCACGAATGACAAACGAACAACTGGATATCTTGATTAGTCGCTTAAGTGAATTCGAAAGATTAGTATTTGAAGAATACATACTTGAAGATTTCACGTACAAAGAACTTTCAAAACAAACTGGAATACCTTCCGTTTACTTGTATAGAACCATTGATAAAATAAAACAAAAACTGAAACAAAATGTTATTCGTTAAATCACAAGAATACAATCGCAGGTTAGCAATATGTCGCAACTGCAAATTCTTCGAAGCATCAACGCAATCGTGTGGTACTTTAATCGTTGGTGAAGAACAAGAAATCGAAGTAATGTACAAAAAGAAATCAATTCACTTGTGTGGGTGCGTTATGCCCATCAAAGCAAAACTATCACTTGCTTCTTGCCCTGCAAATAAGTGGAAAGGAATGCTCACAGATAGTGAACGCAATGAGTTGTTGTTGTTGTTGGAAGAAATTGAAACAACTGGTAAGATTGATGACAACCAACGCAATCAATTCTACGCATACAAAGACCAAATCACACAAGCATACAACGAACGTTCAACGTGTAGTGCGTGTATTAAACGTGAGATTAAATTGATGCGTGAAACTTTGAAAACTTCTTGATAAGTATCAAAGCAACTAATTGAATTAACAACGTATATTTGTTGCAATGCAAAAACGTTCTTACATATTTAAAAGTGATTTATTATCCCAAGAAGGTGCGTTTGGTGGTTTGTTGCATTACTCCATTCGCACCTTTCTTATTTATGATTAGTTATAGTCAATTAACCTGCGTAAGACACAGCGCAGTATAGAATGTCTAAACTTGCAGAACACCAATGCTTGGATCGAGCAAATGCTTCTTCTGAAGCGTGAACGTTTGTTTTTCTTGGGGGGCTTTTTCTTTTCTTTCTTTTTCTTTTTTACCTTTTTTTCTTTTTCTTTCTTTTCTTTTGAATATGTTTATTATACATATTACTTATAT